ATGGATGTAAATTTAGTAAGCATTACTCCTGATGCAGAGAAAACAATGGCATACATTGCCAGAGTTTCTAATCCCTCTAATCAGGACAATGACAAATATGCAGGACTATTAAAGTATTGCATCAAACATAATCACTGGTCAGTTTTTGAGCAGTCCTCTATGACTTTAGAGATTGAGACTACTCGTGCTATTGCTGCACAGATATTGCGTCATAGATCTTTTACTTTCCAAGAGTTCTCTCAAAGATATGCTGCTAGTACAGCGTTAGGCACCCTTGAATTACCAAAGCTTCGTAAACAAGATGCGAAGAATCGCCAAAATTCTACTGATGATTTGGATCCTAAATTAGTGGAATCATTAAACATGCAAATGGGAACATTATTTGGTTCATCATTAGCATTGTACAATCAAATGTTAGAGTTGGGTGTCGCAAAAGAATGTGCCAGAATGGTATTGCCTTTATGCACTCCAACTAGAATATACATGACTGGTTCATGTCGTTCTTGGATACATTATATTAATCTAAGATCTGCACATGGAACTCAGAAAGAACATATGGACATAGCAGAAGGATGTAGGAAAGTGTTTACCGAACAATTCCCTTCAGTCTCAGAAGCCCTTGAATGGATCTAAATAACTTTACAAAACGTTAGAACTTATGCCCACGTATCCTGTTAAAAATTTGAAGACTGGAGAAACAAAAGAGCTCTCTATGTCTATGATTGCGTATGAAGAATGGCGAAAGAAAAATCCTGACTGGGACAAAGATTGGACCGCAGGAGTCGCTGGTGTTGGTGAAGTAGGTGAGGTATATGATAAACTTAGGGTCAAACATCCTGGCTGGAATGATGTTTTATACAAAGCATCAAAAGCACCAGGATCTAAAGTTCGACCCGTTTATTGATTATGCCAAGAAAGAAAAAGAATCCAGACCAACCTATAGGAGTTGGTTTAACGGCTAAACAGATGAAAAGGAAGAAACCTATAGGTTCTGAAATGTTGAGAGACATTGAACCTCTCACTGAGAATCAGCAAGTTCTTTTTAATGCATATGAATCTGGTAAAAATTTAATAGCATATGGTGCTGCGGGAACTGGTAAAACATTTATCACACTTTACAACGCATTGTGTGATGTGTTAGATCAAAGCACACCATATGAAAAAATTTACATCGTAAGATCTTTAGTTGCTACTAGAGAAATTGGATTTTTACCTGGTGATCATGAGGATAAATCGTTACTTTATCAAATTCCATATAAGAATATGGTAAAGTATATGTTTGAGATGCGTACAGAAGCAGATTTTGAAATGTTATATGGTAACTTAAAAACACAAGGAACCATTGGATTTTGGAGCACTTCGTTCATTCGTGGTACAACATTTGATAAAGCCATTATTATAGTTGATGAATTTCAAAACTTGAATTTCCATGAACTTGATAGTATAATAACAAGGGTAGGTGAAAAAACAAAAATTATGTTCTGTGGTGACGCTACCCAAACTGATCTCATTAAACAAAATGAGAGAAATGGTATCAGTGACTTTATGAAAATTCTTAGGATCATGCCATCATTTGATCTTATTGAATTTGGAGTTGAGGATATTGTTCGATCAGGTTTGTGTAAGGAATATCTACTTTCAAAATTGGAAATTGGTTTATGACTTTTACTCATTATAATTATCTCGGTGATCTTGAATTAGAAAAAAAAGAAACTCCTGGCTGCCGACTGTATCATCTTCCCGATGGTCAGTGGGTTCCCTCTATCACGTCTGTAACTTCTTTTTATAATCGTCAGATCTTTACTGAATGGAGAAAAAGAGTTGGTAATGAAGAGGCAAATAGGATTACGAAAAAAGCAACTGCTCGTGGAACTGATTACCATGAAGCAGCTCAAAACTATTTGTTAAATCTTGAATTGAACTGGGATGATTATAAACCAGCAACCCAGTATATGTTTCATCATTCTAAACCATACCTAGATAAGATAAATAATATACACGCTATAGAAAGAACTTTATACTCAGAATACCTTGGACTTGCGGGTAGAGTTGATTGTATAGCAGAATATGAAGGAGAATTAGCTGTAATAGATTTTAAAACTTCGGAAAAAATTAAACCAGAAAAGTGGCTTGAAAACTACTTTGTCCAAGAAACTTTTTATGCAGCAGCATATTTTGAATTAACAGACATCCCTGTAAAAAAACTTATCACTTTAATGGTAACACCTAGTGGTGAAGTTAAAATATTTGACAAAAGGAATAAAGGGGATTATATTAAATTATTAGTACGCTACATAAAAGAATTTGTATCTTTCAATACTGGATATCATGAGTCCTGATAAAAAAGTAAAAAAAACAGGGTTAGCCCGAAATTCTACAGTATACAAAACATCTAAGAAGAATAGTGGTATTCTTGATGTTGATAAAGCGTTTGAACAAAAGTTCTTTTGTCCTGCAAGATTTGCACAAGAGATTGAGGGTTTAGTAAAGAATCAAGAAGATATGAATTACATTGATGCGATAGTGTATTTCTGTGATCTTAATTCTATAGATTTAGAATCAGTTCCTAAACTCATATCAAAACCTCTAAAGGAAAAAATCAAGTATGAGGCACAAGAATTAAACTTTCTAAAAAGAAGTTCAAGAGCGAAACTACCTCTGTAAAATGGAAGAAGAACATCCTGTTAATGATCTCTATCAAGACATGGAGAGACTCAACGCTCTATATGAGGAACTAATGTGGCCTCATGATGTTGATCTTGAATTTAAGGCAGACTACAAAAATAACAGAATTATTATTTCACTTAAGAATGATGCCCTTTGATGCCTATCGTTGTTACTTGTCTTTAAAAAATCACTTTACTAAAGATCATTATGATTACCATAAGTATGGTGGTAAAACTAGAGCAACTAAAGAAGCCTTCTACAAAAGAAAGGATAGGTTTTGGTTTGAAAAATTTGCAAGACAAAAGAAAGATCAAGAGGTGGTAGACTTTTTTGTTTCTAATTTTGTTTATACCACAGATCCCTCTACAATGTGGATTGGTGAAATGATAAAAGATGGAGAGGTAAGATATAAAGACTGGCAAAAAAAAGTTCAATCGTTATCATATATTTTTAAAGAAGAATCTAACAAGTTGTTTGATGAAAAAGATGTAGATAAAGTATTTGATTGTTCAAAAGGTCATCCTCCAATATTAAAAAGTTATCTGGGGGGTGACATATCACTTGAAACTATGGTAATATGTGATAGAATATTTGGGTATGGGAAAGACTTTGATAAACGATTGAATGACCCCGTGTGGGAAACCGTCAGTCGTAAAATAAAAAAGTATTCTCCTTTCCTAAATATTGATGTATTCCGTTACAAAAAAATCTTGAAGGAGGTTGTTATTCATGGTTCTTGAAAATGCCGAGGTTCTACAGAATCTTAAAGTTCAATTAGAAGATCTCACAAAACAGTTAGATACTATAACTGTTACTCGCACTAAACTTTTAGGAGCGATTGATGTCTTAGAACAAATTGAAGAAAGTAAAAATGAAGTTCCAGAAACTGGAACTGTTGAAGTCGTGGATAACACGGAGGATGAATGAGTTTCTTTGATTCAGAAATGGTTAGGGCAGAGATGGCTGAAGTCTCTGAACTTCAAGAAGAAGTATATGCTAATGTTGTAAAATTTTACAGCATGAGTCCTGAAGATCAGGAACATCATATACTTCAATTGGAGAAATTAATTAATAAACAAAAAATTCTTTATGCAAGAATAAGTTTATCTGATGATCCTGATGCCAAGAGAATGAAAGAGGAGATTCAAAGATCTGCAACATTAATGGGTTTGCCTAATAATGTTGATATGAACTTCATGTTTAATGAAATGTCAAAAATGATTGACATAATGAAAGCACAGTTTGACAAACGTTAAACTGGGTGTAGAATACACAAAAGCCAAATCTAAAAAATCCGAGGTAATCTAATGTCTTTTTCAGACTTAAAAAAGCAATCCTCTCTAGGGTCTTTAACACAAAAATTAGTTAAAGAAGTGGAGAAGATGAACAATTCTGGTGGCGGTGGTGATGACCGTTTATGGAAACCAGAATTAGACAAAACTGGTAACGGTTTTGCAGTCATACGTTTTCTACCATCACCTGATGGTGAAGACATCCCTTGGGCAAAAATGTACTCTCATGCATTCCAAGG